ATCGATGAATACATGGACGCCAAAATTGCGCAACTAATGAGCACCGCCGACAAAAACAACAACCCAGAGGGCACAAATAATAACGAAGTAATCTAATGAAACAAGAAAGGCGCACATTTACGGGCACCGTCCACACCAGGTCAGAAGGCGAAGGCATGCCAAAAGAAATTGGCGGCATTGCTGCTGTCATTAATTCCGCTACGGATCTCGGATATTTTGAGGAGGTTATTTTGCCGGGGGCGTTTGACAATGCTCTGTCTAAAGATTACGACATTCGTTGTTTGTTCAATCACGAAGCCGAGTTGATTTTGGGACGCACCAAGGCAAACACCTGCAAAGTGTTTGTAAATGGCGACGGCAATCTTGAATACACGTGGATTCCCGATTATGAGAATCCAACACATATGAGCGTTGTGCGTTCTATTATGCGCGGCGATATTACACAGAGCTCATTTGCGTTCACCATCAAAGAACAAATGTGGAGCGAGTCAGAAAAGTACGGATCTATGGGCAAGCGCACAATCAAAGTAATTGAGGATTTGTATGATGTTAGCCCTGTAACTTATCCCGCTTACGCTGACACTGAAGCCGACGCCCGTAGCATTGTTGCTATGCGTGATCAGGAGCAAGAAATCGAAGAGGCCAAAAGAAGCCAAGCCTCTGCCGATGTTATTAAATTGGCTTTATTGAGATACCAAAACCTTTAAACAAAAAACAAAATCATGAATAAAATTAAAGCATTGAAAGAAGAGCGTGGACGTTTGCTCGGCGAATTGTCTACCTTGCAAACCACAATCGAAAAAGAAGCCCGTTCTATGGCTGATTCAGAAACCAATCGCTTAAGCGAAATCGAGGCTCGTTTGGGCGCGATCAAAGCTGAGGTTGAAACCTTGGAAAAGTTGCAAAACCTTGCAGCCCAAGCCGCTGGCCACGTTGCTAGCCGTAGCGAAGAAAAAGAAAAGGCCGACATGGCTAAAGAGTACAGCTTTAAGCGCGCTATTGATATGGCTATTTCTGGCCGTCGCGAAGGTGTTGAAGGCGAATTTTCTGCCTTGGCTTCTAGCGAGTACCAGCGTAGCGGTGTAAGCGTAAGCGCTCACTCTATGAAAATCCCTTCTGAAGTTTTCAAACGTGATATGACTGCTACCGGTGGTTCTTCTGGCTCTGAAGGTGGTGTAAACGTTCAAACTTCTGTTGGTTCTATCATTGATGTATTGTTGCCAAAAACTGTATTGCGCGGTTTGGGTGTTCAGCAATTGAGCGGATTGGTTGGTAACTTGGATATGCCTACAGCCAGCACTGTGCCTTCTGCAGGTTGGAATACTGAAAACGGTTCAGCTACTGAAAAGAGCCCCGCTTTCAGCAAAATCACTTTCAGCCCTAAGCGTTTGGCCGCTTACATTCAGGTATCAAACCAGTTGATGTTGCAATCTAGCAACTCAATCGACGCTTATGTGCGTAACTGGTTGCTTAACGCCATGGCTCAATCTTTGGAAACTGCTGCTATCAAAGGTGGTGGATCTAACGAGCCTACCGGTATCATTGCAAATGCCAACGTAAACGTAACTTTCGCAGGTGGTGCATCTTCTAACAGCACAAACGCAAACGGAATCGCTCCAGTATGGGCCGACGTTGTTAACTTGATGAAGGCTGTAGAAAACGCAAACGGCGAGGGTGTTGCTTACTTAACTAACCCTAAAGTAAAAGCCGCTTTGCAAACTATTCCTCGCCAAGCTTCAGGTGTTGAAGGTAACTTCATTTGGCCTGCAGGTGGTGCTGAATTGAACGGTTACAACGTAGCCACTTCAACTTTGGTTCCTAGCAACTTGACCAAAGGAACTAGCTCAACTTTGTCTGCAATGATCTTCGGAGATTTCAGCAAAATGGCTATCGCTTCTTGGGGTGGCATGGAGTTGACAGTTGACCCTTATAGCGGTGCAACTGCTGGCTTGACTAACGTTGTTTTGAATGCTTACTTAGATTGCAACTTGTTGCAGCCTACTGCCTTCGCAGTTTGTAAGGACATCGTAGCCTAATGAATTGACCGCTTGGGGTCATTAAAGTACCAAGTGCCGGGGGTGATCTTGACTGCATCGCCCCTGGGCCAATATGAAAGTGAGATTTACAGCAAACCCTACAGGCCAATTTAATTTAAGTTACAACGTAGGCGAGGAAGTAATAATGGAAACCAAGCAGGCCATGCTCTTAATTGAGGCGGGGGTTGCTGAAGAGATTGCAGTATTGACACCAGCCAAGCCTAGTAAAAAGGCAAAGCCAGTAAACCCTGAAACCGAACTAGACGCCGAATAAAATGTTTGTTAGCCGTAGATATACCGCCTTCGCAAATGCCGCTACTGATTACCTCAGTTTGGCAGATGCAAAAACCCATTTAAGGGTTACAAGTTCCTCAGATGATACTTACATTTCGGGGCTTATCTCTATGGCAATTGATGCCTGCAGTAATTATTTGGGCTACTCGATTCGCAAAGGGACGGCAAAGTATGGCTTTGACTCATTTACAGGCCAGCCTGCGCTCGTGAATCCCGTGAATGGTCTCAATATACCTTCAGGCAATTATTTGCGCTTAAACACGCGTTGTTTGGTAATTAACTCCGTGAGCTATGTGAACGACTCGCAGGCAGTTGTTGCTTTTGATTCTGGCGATTGGTTGGTTGCGCCTGATCCGATGGGCGGGTATAGCAGAAATATCTTTTTTGAAAATACGCCATCCTCTATAACGGACGATGTGATTAAGTACATTGTTGAAATCTCTGAGGGTTTTAATCCTGTCGGCACTTCATCTGTTGATCCCGACACAATCCTGCCCGCAACAATTAAACATGCGGCGCTGTTGTTGGTTGCTCAGTACTACGATAACAGGCAGGCAATCATTACGGGTACTATCTCTAGCACGATGGACTTCGGTTTTCACTACTTACTCGATCCGTACAAAATCCAAATCATGATCTAATGAATGCGGGGTTAATGGACGTTTTGGTAAGTCTGCAAAGTTACACCGAGACCATAGATACAAACACAGGCGAGAAGCTGCAAACGTGGACGGAATATGCAACCGCCTGGGCGCAGCGTGTTGAGCAGGAAAGTGGTGCCGAGAATGTAAACGCAGACCGCAGAGAACATAAGCAAATTGTCATGTATACAATCCGTTTCAATTCTGCCGTAGGCGTTAAGCACAGGGTGGTTGATGACAACGGAGCGCACAACATTGTTAACATTGCCAACCTTCAACGCAATCTATATTTGAAACTACAAACCGAATTAACGCAATAATGGAAAAAATCGACGGACTCGCTGAAACCTTGGAAGCTTTAAAGGCTATGGGGGTCAGTGTGAAAAGTCGTAAACTCCAGCAAGTTTTAAAGAAAAGCGCTTCGCCAATTATCGCAACCGCCAAATCTTTGGTGCCAGTCGATACAGGCGATTTGCGGGACTCAATCGGTTTTATTAATAGCAAGGACAACGCCAACTTTGATAAGGCTTTGATTGGCTTGCGCAAGGAGTACCACAATAACTATCTAGGCGTGATGTATGAATACGGCACAGTTGAGCGAATCCAATCGAGCACAGGCCGCTATACAGGCGCCATCGCCCCCGTGCGTTTTATGCAAAGGGCCGTCGATTCAAACGCCACAAGCGTTGAGGAAAATATAATAAAAGGCGTTGATCAAATCATTGCCGATTTAGCTAAAAAAAATAATCTAATATACAAATAACCATGGCAATCTCTGGACCAGTAAACGGCACGCTGATAAGCATCTATAAAGATGTTAGCGGAACCTTAACCAAAATCGCAAACGCGACATCTCATTCAATCGACATTTCTAAAGATATGATCGACGTAACTAACAAAGACAGCGCAGGCGCTAAAGAATTTATTGCCGGTGAGTATGGCTACACTTTGAACGTTGAAGGTATTTTTGAAGAAGATGCATCTGTGAGCACAAGCGGTTTGTCTTTTAAAGATCTTTTGACCGATTTGTTAG